CTGAATTAGTTATGTCTAGTTTATACACCTCTACACTATCAGAAACCAATTCTGAAACTTTAGATAGGTCTCTCGAAACTGCAATAACTTTGTATCCACTTTCAGATAAAAGTTTTACAGTTGCGTAACCAACGCCTTTACTTGCTCCAGTAACTATTGCTGTTTTCAATATTAGTGAATCCAGTGTTGTGGAACCATAATCTTTTCACCGCTTTTAACTAGGTGTGCGGTGTGATGATATGGTGGTGACGGTGGAAAAACAATAACGCTTCCAGCCTTTGGCTTTACTGCAAATGTATAATTCCCATTATGCTGTGCTTCTGCAAAATCTGCTTCTGGACTTGGATGGCTTAAAACTCCCTCTGGAGAAGCGATGGTGAAAGAAATTTCTCCACCTTCGTAATCATCATTAAGGTACATAACAAAAGAAACCTTCAGTCTTTCGTCGCCCTCTTGTTGATCAAAGTGTGCACCCATAAATGTGCCAGGCTGATACTTCTTGATTGGATACATTGGAAACAGTTTTGGCTCATCTGTTATTCCCTGTGCTGCTGCGTAGTCTCTTGCAACATCATCAAATGCTTTTTGTAATGTCTTATAAATATAATCATTTTTTTCATCTGTTCCATCTGAAGGGGAAATGGTCTTGTCGGTTCCATACACATAGTGCTGGCCACTACAAGCCATCCACTCACCCCATGGGTCCTTGTTATCATTTTCTATTGCATCAACAAGTCTCTGTGGGTCCTCAATTACATTTGTGTAATAGTAAACCTTTTCTTCAAGTATTTCTTTATCCATTTTCCATCTCCTTAGTATTTATTCTTTTCGTAAAAACCTGTGACTTTCATAAAGCCTACAGTAACGTACCGTATTGGTCCTTCTCCTACGTGTCTTACTCCGTGCTCGTATTCTTCGTTACCTGGGAAAATGAGCAAGGTTCCTGGTTTTGGCCTCAAGTCTGAATTCTCTTTATTTATAAAAAATAAAGTTCCATCCTTGTAATCATCATTAATATATAGTATAGCAGCATATTTAATCGATGGGTCCGTATGCTGGTCGGTATGAGATTTAAGTTCAACGCCCTCCTGCATTCTCTGAAGGGTTCCAAATCCAGCAAGTTCCAGGGAAGGATCTGCTAACTCTAGCAGCCTTCCAAGTCTGCCCTGAAGAGTAATACTTATTGGTTCAGTTGTGATGTTTAAATTTTTGTCTTCCCATCCCTGAGTAATTTCAAACTTTCCTTCTGCAACCAGGTTTTCTACATCATCTCTTCCAAATTTTTCCATACAGAATCTTGCAAGATTTTTTGTATACTCAATTGACCAATCTTCTTCTGGTGTAACTTCAATTATTTTTAAAATAGTGTCAAGTTCTTCTGAAGAAATAAAGTTTTCTATAGACAAAACATGATCATGAAAAACCTCAGTTTTATATCCAGCATCGTCAAATTGCTTTTTTAGAAAAACTTCCATCTATAACTCCTCGACTTTATACCTATTTCCATTAGCATCAAGTTTCCACCCTTGCTTTAACAACTCTTGCCATTCGGCTCTTTCAATTTCTTGCTTGGCCCTAGTCTCTTTCATTTCTTCTGCCCAAGCATCTCTTAACTCTTGTGGATATGCGTCTTCTTCACGATCATCCCAAAAAGATCCTATTGTATATCTAACACCCTTAGTAATTAGTGTTACTTCATGCATGTTATTAAATCCACCGTCAAATGCAGCAAGCATTCCAACTTTAGGTTGTATTGTTATATCTTGATCTGGGAACTGTAAAAGCCCTCCCTCAAAATTATCATTCAGGTATAAAAATGCAGCATACCTACTTCTAGTAAAAGCACCAGAATGTCCATGTTCGTCTGTGTTGTCTGAATGTTTTCTTGCATATGCTCCTGGTTCCCATTTTTGAGTATGATATCCAATTTGAGAAATTATTTTAGGATCAAGTTCATGAACGCTTGCAACTGCAGAAACAATTCCATTTTTTATCTGTGAAAAAATATCAGAAGGAAGTCCTTCAGAAATAACATGTTCGTCATTGTCTTGTGGTAAAACAGAAGAATATGACTCATAAAAAGATATTGGCATCCAACTAATTGTTCCAAGTTCTGCATGCTTATCCAGCACCTTTACAAGTTTTGCAGATGTTTCTGCATCAATAAAGTTTTCATAAATAACTATATCTTTAGTTATTCTATTTTTATTTTCTAGGTTCATTTTATCCTTCTTTCTTTTTCAGTACTAAATTTATTAGGATTTTCATTCCTAAATTTTTCCATAATTTCTTCTTGCATATCTTGCCATTTTTCTTTACCAAATTTTTCTTCATACTCAAACCATTCTGGTGCGCCAAGAGAGTATTTCATCCAATACATTCTTGACAAATATTTTTTATTATTAGTTGGTGGCATAACACCATGCAAATATATAGATTTTTCAGACATTAAAAGGTCTGGATGTCCTGATGGAAAAACAAGAATATCTCCCGCTTCTGGCTTATACATATAGGCTTCGCCATTTGCTATAAAATCAATTTCTCCATTATCATAATCATCATTAAAGTATGTTAATGCAGTAATTGCAAACTTATGTCCTGGACTTGTAATTGGTTCTCTTATATAATCTGTATGATATGTCATTGCTACTGGATCTGTTATGTCTGTGCGATACCTTGCTATTGATGGTCCAGAAAAAACCCACTCTTTAATTAAATTTCCATTTTTATCTATAGCATCTGGAACATTTTTCTCTTCATCAAAATCAACATTATTTTTTTCGATATAGTCTTTAGTTGCAGTATAAAAGTTATTTAATATTTCTAAAAGAATTTCCTTATGATCTTTTTCTTTTTGTGTTTTTGTTTCAATTTTCTCAACATCTTTAATTTTTAAAATATAATTATAGCCCTTAAATGTTGGAGATATGTATTGTCCAAAGTTTGACCACTTTGACCAGGGATTGAAAAGACCATCTGACCCGTCTGATTCTTCTAGTGTTTTATATATAAAGTTAATATCTTTATATAAGTTTTTATATACAAAAATTTTTGGATATATTTCTATAACATTCATTGGCTATTCCTAATTCCATTATCTGGATCCCAGGCCCTTATTGACTCATCATTAGGGAAAATTCTATGATATTTTTTATTAAAGTCTGGCTTTTCTTCTCCAGTGTGCTCTAAAATTTCCCAAAAAAATGGGCAGGTATATCGAGTACCGTTTTTAATTTTTGTTACGCCGTGAACATAGTTCATATCCCCTGGAAAAAAATATGCCGAACCTCTTTTTGGTTTAAACTGTATTCCTTGGTTAGGAAAGTATAACTCTCCACCTTCATAGTCGTCATTTATATAAAACAAACTTGCAATATCATAGTTTGGAAAATCATTTGGAGTTCCTGCATCTGGACCAGAGTGTAACTCTTTGTCTGCATGTGGTAACTGATACTGGCCAGGATTCCATTTTACGATAGTTTGCCCAGTGGGTTGAACACTAACATTAAAAAAGTTCTCAATTACTGGCTGAAGTTTATTAAACAAACCAACAATTACTGGAACAATGTTTGGATCATTTTGGTTAAGAGATGGTGCACTTGCTACCCTATCTTTCCAGTAGTCTGCGTCATAAATGACAGTGCCATTTTCATTTTTATGACTTTGTGTGACATCCCAGATAGTTATGCTTCGTGCTGCATTGTCTAAAAAGTCAACCTCTTCCTGAGTCATAAAGTTTTCTAATTCAACTATATTCTCTGGACCACTTCCAAAAAAGCCAGAAGGTGTGCTAGATGGTTTTCTTACTACGGTAATGGCTTCTTGTGGATTCATGTTTAAATTATATCATAGGGTTTGTGTCCTATGATTTATACACCTTTCTCAGTATTATCTTCTACGAAAAGTTTTAAAGTTTTAACTTCGTGAGAGCCTAAACTTTCTCCCTTTTCGTTAACAGCATCTCTATACCAATCTGTCCATTGTCCAGACTTGTTAACTTCTTGTGCTGCTTCTCCATATGCAATATTTGCTTGTTCTCTAGCCCTGCCCTCGTCTTTATAATCTACAATCTGTATTTTAGTATTATTTAAATTTGTTAAAGATATTGGAATAAGAGTTGCTATCGGAGTTCCTGCTTTTATTGTCAATGGCTGATTTGCCTTTCTTGCTTTAATGGCCAACGGTAGTGGATTTCCATAAAATGAGGTGCTAATAAGATTAGACATTGTCTCAAAATCTTCACTAAAGTAATTTACAGGATTGATCGTCCAAATACTTACATCTTTTTCTGTTTTAAAAACTAGCCCAGTATTAAAACTTATAGAAGATTGACCTCTTCCAGAGTAGGATCCGTCTGGACTAGAGACAATGGTAATGTGTTTATCTGTTTGGTCATTTATGCCATCCCACACAAACTCAATGTCTTCTTCACAAGAGATGTTCCACCCAACAACATTTGCCTGAGTTACAGGGAAACATCTATATGCATGGTTTTCTGATGTTGCATCCATCCAATCTCTTTTAATTGACATTGGACCAATGTTAAATTTACTACCACGCATTTTTTCTACTGAAATATTAAACATTATTCTTGGTCCCACTTTGGATCATACATATCTGGGGTATGATACTTTTTACTATAATCAAGCATTGTAACAATAGAATACTTTGTTCCAGAATGCACTGGCATTGCTTGATGAGGGTACATAAAGTTAGATGGGAAAATGTAGAGATCCCCAGCCTTTGGCTTAATGTTTAAGTTTTGTAATCTAAAGAATAACTCTCCGCCATCATAGTCGTCATTAACATAGGCAACCAATGAGACTGTGCAGTTATAGGAGTATCCGTGATCGTGATGCTCCATAAAGTGTTGTCCTGGACCATATTTTATAAAATTAAATGCCTCCCAATACTTCAAAGGCATAATGTTGTAGTCTCTTCTATAGTCTTCAACAGCAACTGCTTGAGCGTCATAAACATCTTGCCACAATGCTTGGAGTTTTAGAGAGTCATCACTTTTATCTGCTTCAATATCAGTCTTTTTAAATTTAAAATCAACACAGTCTCTATAGTCTGGCATCAACTGTTGATATCCAACATATGCTGGCATCCAATGATATCTTTTGCCCTCTGGAGACAACTCTCCATATCCAGCAACAGAGCCAAGAATACTTTCTAGTCTGTTAATTACATCAAATTCTTTTTTAATAACATCTCTATAGCATGTTATTCCATTTCCAAGATTTATCTTCTCTGTCCAGGTTTGCATTTTATCTCCTATTTATACTCTCTTCTTGACCATACTTTGTTCTTGTATACCCCGCCATCTGGCTGACGGAAAAACTGCATGTTCTTAACCATTTTATCATATATCTGAGACTGGTCTAAAATATCTATCTCGTGCTCCCAATTTTCTCTTTTAAATGGAAGTACCTGCAAGTATGGTGTTCCTGCTGGAATAGTTCCTTCCCAACCCTCTATTACAAAAAATGGGAAACTACCCAATAAATGCACATTATCACTATCTACAACTCCAGTTGTGTTAACAAATGGAAGATCAAACCTATTCATGGGAGTCATAAACAATGCACTGTAACCTTCTGGCAATTCTAGACCCCAAGGAGAACTCCAAGCAAAATGATAACTGTAGTATCCTTTTGGATGTTCAAATTGTGGCATTGGTGGTCTTTGAGTGCAAAAATCTTTGTACCTGGCGTCACTAATAGTAACATTTATAATACCCTGAGCGTTTTTGGCAAATACTAAATCGCAAGGGGTTTTAAAAACATACCCAGTCGCAAAAGCGTCCATGATTGCTGGACATGCTTTCCAAGTTGGAATTTTTCCATAATCATCCGTTGTTCCTTCTTTTGGAAATGGACAAACCTCTTTTGTTGCTTTATAATATTCCCCATTTGGCATTTTTGCAAATCTGTCTGCATCTTTGTACCAGTCTGGAATTTCTTTTTGGGTAGGGACAGGAACAGAAATATCTTCTTTGTTTAGCCAAGGCCTAAATGATCTAAACTTAGCAACTAAAGACACTATTTGTGTCCTAGTTCATTGATGTCTGTCATTACAACGACACAGTACTTTGTTCCTTCTTTCATAGGCAATGACGCATGTTCATAAATATAATTAGATGGACAAAGAATAATATCTCCTATTTTGGGAGTATGGGTATAGTTATCCATTCTTGGAAACTTAATCTCTCCGCCTTCATAATCTTCATTTATATAAACAACAGCAGAAACTGTGCAGTTGTACATTGGGCCATGATCTGCATGGATATTAAAATGAGTTCCCTCACCTTCGTATTTTACAAAGTTAAACGCTTCATAATATACTACATTAATTCCCCAGTACCGTGCATAATCGTCAACACAGAACTTTAACTTTTGATAAATTTCTTCATGAAGATCTAGCAATTCAGCATTATGCTCATCTCTTGGTCCTAAATTTTCTTGTTTAAATCTAAAATCTACAGCATCCCTAGCCTTTTTAATTGGAACATCAGAATTCGTTACTTTTGCTTCAGACCACTTGTATTTTCCGTTACCGCCCAAGTTTGACTCAAGAACTTTGATATATCTTTCAGAGTCTTCTTTTGTAAAAGTATTTCTATATAGGTTTATACCAAGTGCTGGGTTTTCAACTAATATGTTGTTGCCTATAGTTCTTGACGGGTATCTGTTTATTGCTGTTTCTGATCTATCCTTAGTAAACCAAGGCGTATCATTTTCATCATAAATTGTCATAGTATTCCTTTGTTCTGCTATAACTATAGTATATCACAAAACAACTTACAGTGTATTACTATGCTGCTGAAATTTCTCTGGTTGTCTCGTTATATACAACCTTTGTTCCATTTACCGCAAAAACACACTTAACCAGCAAAACTTCGCCAGAAAATGCTGCATCATACATAGGAATCTTTTCTGAATCAGAATTAAGACTGAATCTATGGACTATTTTATTATCACATAGAAAACCATACTGTCGATATGCGTCCTTTTGCTCTTGTGACAATTCAAAAAAATCTGGGTTTGCAGTTCCATCAAAAGACGTACCATTCCATGTAGCACCCATGGTTGCTGTTGCCTTGTGGCTATTTAGATCTATTCCTATGATAGGGAGATTCTTTTCCCACTCAGAATCAAGACGCTCTCTTATTGCCTCGTCAGTTCTAAGTGCTGCAATTACATCATAAGTATTGCCAGTATCTTTAACAATTATTGCATACATATTT